TGGAGTGTACAAACAAAAGTAACCGTAGATAATACTGCAGGTAACACTGCACATTTTACCTGCACTGGTTTTAGAGTTGTACATCTTCACGCTGACCAAGAGTTTTTAATTAACTTTGGTGCTGCAGAAGCAAACTGTGGTGCTAACGATTTAGAACTAGAGGCAGGTAATTACACTCTTGCAATACCTGACGCTATTGGGAATGCTGTTATAATGAATATCTTAGCAGCTACTAGTGATAACGTAACGGTTAAAGCAGTACTCTCTTAAAAAAAGTGTAACCCTGATATAATTGCATATCGGGGTTGCATTATTATCTGTTTTAATTTATACTAAAATATGTAAAACTATCCCTAGTGCAATTAAAAGGAGATAGTGCATGTTTAGAAAATTAATCAACTTAATTCAAATTACTCAAGAAAAAAGAGTAGCTCACTGGCAGCTACGGAATATGTCAGATAATCAATTAAAAGATATAGGAATAACCCGTGGCGAAATCGAAAGCAAAATCTACCGTCAATGCAGCAGGTAATTATACTAAGCCTGGTATGCGTAAGTCTCTTGTAGCTTCTGTAAAGGCTGGCTCTTCAGGGGGTAAACCTGGTCAGTGGTCTGCACGTAAAGCTCAAATGGTAGCTAAAAAATATAAAGCAAAAGGTGGTGGTTACAAATGAAAAAATATTTTAAAAGATTATGGTGTGCTTTGTTAAATAAAAAGTGTCACGAAGGGTGTGATTGCTGTTAATATGGCTTTAGCTAAATCACAGAAGAGTTTAAAATCATGGTCCAAACAAAAGTGGCGTACTAAGAGTGGCAAGCCTAGTGCTAAAACTGGTGAACGGTATTTACCTGCTAAGGCTATTAAGTCTCTTAGCTCCAGTGAGTATGCCGCTACAACCAGAGCTAAACGACAAGGCACTAAGGCAGGTAAGCAGCATGTACCTCAACCTAAAAAAGTTGCAAAAAAAACCAGAGCCTATAGGAAAGTGACAACATGACCCGTAACCTCACAGAAAAACAACAAAAGTTTTTAGATGTGTTGTTTGAAGAAGCACAGGGTAATCCAGTAAAAGCACTTAAGATTGCTGGGTATGCTAATGGTATATCTTCTACAAGTATTCTAAACTCTCTACAGAATGAAGTTGCAGAACTAACTAAGAAGTTTCTTGCAACACGAGGGCCACAGGCAGCATGGTCTATGATGGAAATACTTGATAGCCCTACAGACTTAGGTAATAAAGAAAAAATGGCAGCAGCTAAAGACTTACTTGATAGGGCTGGCTTTGTTAAGACTGAAAAAGTAGAAGTTAAATCTGAAAGTCCTTTGTTTATTTTACCACCCAAAGAAAATGAAGATAACTAAACAGTGGCAACTACCGCCACCAGAAACTACAGAGAATGGTTTTGAGTGGCATCCTGTCGTTAGGATAGGAAGACACATACCATTTGGTTACAAACAAGATCCTGAAGACTTAGATATACTACTGCCAATAGAAGATGAACTAGAACTGTATGAAAAAGCAAAGAAGTTTTTAAAACAGTATAGTTATCGTGATGTAGCAAACTGGCTAAGTACTCAGTCAGGTAGGTATATATCCCATGTGGGTTTAATGAAGAGAGTTAAAATTGAGCAAAAGCGTAAGACAGCAGCTTCAAACAAACGCTACCTTGCCCAGCGATACAAAGAAGCCCTTGAGAAAGCAGAAAAAATCGAAGCCAAAATCCAAGGTGGTAGAGAAACCCCAAGTCTTTCTTAAGCCTGAAGTCTTAGAAACACCTAGAGAAGTTATTTTTGAGCCTAATCCTGGACCACAGACAGCTTTTCTAGCCTCTACAGAACAAGAAGTACTATATGGTGGCAGTGCAGGGGGTGGTAAGAGCTACAGTTTAGTTGCTGATCCTGTTAGATATTTTAACAATCCTCACGCTAGTATGCTACTTGTTAGACGTAGTACAGAAGAACTAAGAGAACTTATCTCTGTATCTAAACAACTCTACCCTAAAGCTATTCCTGGAATTAAGTTTATGGAAAGAGATAAGACTTGGGTAGCCCCATCAGGTGCAACACTTTGGATGTCCTATCTTGATCGTGACGATGACGTTATGAGATACCAAGGACAGGCTTTTAACTGGATAGGGTTTGATGAGCTTACACAGTGGCCTACGCCTTACCCTTGGAACTACATGCGCTCAAGGTTACGTACTACTAAAGATAGTGGTCTACCACTCTACATGAGAGCTACAAGCAACCCTGGGGGACCAGGACACCAATGGGTAAAGAAAACTTTTATTGACCCTGCTGAACATAACAAGTCTTACTGGGCTACAGATATAGACAGTGGTGAGGTAATTAAGTGGCCTAAAGGTCATACCCGTGAAGGTGAACCACTCTTTAAACGTAAGTTTATACCTGCAACACTTTTTGATAATCCCTATCTTTCTGATGATGGTATGTACGAAGCTAACCTTTTATCTCTGCCTGAACACCAACGTAGACAATTACTTGAGGGAGATTGGGATATTAATGAAGGGGCAGCTTTCCCTGAGTTTAATCGTAAAATCCATGTAGTAGAACCTTATGATATTCCTGGAAACTGGACAAGGTTTAGAGCATGTGACTATGGGTATGGTTCTCACACAGGAGTAGTCTGGGTTGCTGTAACACCTTCAGAGCAACTAGTTGTATACAGAGAAATGTATGTATCTAAAGTAACTGCTACAGACTTAGCTGATATGATACTAGAAGCAGAAGATGGTGAGAAAATGCGTTACGGAGTGCTTGACTCTTCACTCTGGCATAACCGTGGTGATACTGGACCTAGCCTAGCAGAACAAATGATTATGAAGGGCTGTAGGTGGAGGCCATCTGATAGATCAAGAGGCTCTCGTATTGCAGGTAAAAATGAATTACACAGGAGATTACAAGTAGATGAATTTACAGAAGAACCTAGACTGGTGTTTTTCAGCAGTTGTATTAACACCGTATCTCAATTACCTGCCCTTCCTCTTGATAAAAATAACCCAGAAGATGTAGATACACATTCAGAAGATCACTTGTATGATGCCATACGCTATGGTATAATGACTAGACCAAGAAGCAATCTATTTGATTTTGATCCTAATAATCATGGCTCAGGGTTTCAAATGTCAGATTCAACATTTGGATATTAAGGATATATTATGGAAGAAGAATTTGAAGACATGATCATGGACATGGAGGAAACTTCTGCCATTGATGATGTAAAAGAAGAAGAATACTCTGATCCAAAGGCAGGACAAATAGTAAGTTTTGTAAAAGAAAAGTATTCTAAAGCAGAAACTTCCAGACGAATAGATGAAGAACGGTGGGTACAGGCTTATAGAAACTACCGTGGTTTATATGGCCCTGATGTCCAATTTACTTCCACAGAAAAATCTAAGATATTTGTTAAGGTAACTAAGACTAAGGTACTAGCTGCTTATGGTCAGATTGCTGAAGTACTCTTTGGTGGCAACAAGTTTCCTATTACTATTGATCCTACAGTCTTACCAGACAATGTAGAAGAAACAGTTAGTTTTGAAACTAATCCACAAGCACAAAAAGCCCAAGAAGAAATGGGTGAGTTACTTCCTGGTGAAACATATCAAGATTTTAAAGAACGACTTAGTGGATTAAAATCACCACTAGAACCAGTTATAGATAAATTACAGACTGGTCCAGCTAAAACTCCCACCTCTCCTCAATTCCACCCTGCTGATGTTGCAGCAAAGAAAATGGAAAAGAAAATACATGATCAACTAGAAGAGTCTCATGCTAAGAAGCATTTACGTGCTGCTGCGTTTGAGACTGCTTTGTTTGGTACAGGTATTATGAAGGGTCCGTTTGCTGTAGACAAAGAATATCCTAACTGGGATGAAGAAGGTAGTTACACTCCTACCTTTAAAACAATACCTCAAACGACTAGTGTATCTATATGGAACTTTTATCCTGACCCAGATGCATCTACAATGGAAGAGGCTGAGTATATTATTGAGCGTCATAAGATGTCACGTTCACAGCTACGTTCATTAAAGAACCGTCCTTACTTTCGTGAAAATGCAATCGACAACTCACTTAACCTTGGTGAGTCCTACCAGAAAGAATGGTGGGAACACATTATGGAAGATGACTCAGAAGGGTATAGTGTAGATAGATTTGAGGTACTTGAGTTCTGGGGTTTTGTAGATAGAGAAATACTAGAACAACAAGAAATAGATATCCCTAAAGAGCTAAAAGATGTTGATCAACTAAGTGTTAATGCTTGGATTTGTAATGGACAAGTACTACGTCTTGTAATGAATCCCTTTACTCCTGCATACATTCCATACTTTGCATCTCCCTTTGAGATGAACCCTTACAGTATTTTTGGTGTAGGGATTGCAGAAAATATGGATGATACCCAAACATTAATGAATGGGTTTATGCGTATGGCTGTAGATAATGCTGCACTGTCAGGTAACTTATTGATTGAGATTGATGAGACTAACTTAGTCCCAGGACAAGACCTGTCTGTGTACCCTGGCAAAGTCTTTCGTAGGCAAGGGGGTGCACCTGGACAAGCCATCTTTGGCACTAAGTTCCCCAACGTAAGTAATGAGAACATGCAGATGTTTGACAAGGCAAGGGTACTCTCAGATGAGTCTACTGGGTTTCCATCCTTTGCTCACGGTCAGACAGGTGTATCTGGTGTAGGACGTACTGCCTCTGGTATNTCTATGCTTATGTCTGCTGCTAATGGTAGCATACGTAATGTAGTCAAGAACATTGATGACTACTTACTAGCTCCACTAGGTAAAGCTTTCTTTAACTTTAATATGCAGTTTAACTTTGATGCAGATATTAAAGGTGACCTAGAAGTTAAGGCTCGTGGTACAGAAAGCCTGATGGCTAATGAAGTACGTAGCCAACGTCTAATGCAGTTCCTACAAGTTGTACAAAACCCTGCTCTAGCTCCCTTTGCTAGGATGGATTATATTGTACGTGAAATTGCTAAGTCTATGGACCTTGACCCAGATAAGGTTGGGAACAATATGGCACAGGCTGCAGTACAAGCAGAAATACTTAAAAAGTTCCAAGAAGCTAATCCACCAGAGCCACAACCAGGTGTTCCACCTGTACAAGGCCCACAGGGAGCACCTGCGGGTGCTCAGGTGCAGGATACGTCTGGTGCTGGGGGTGGTACTATAGGAACTGGAACAGCCCCTCAGCCAGGAGAACAGGGCTTCTCAGGTAACACTGGGCAACAAGGGTAATGAAACTGGTGGTAAACAATAACCTTAAACCTTTTGTAAATAATCCAGAGTTGTATAATACATTTCTGGTTGAGATAGAAGAACGAATTATGTTTGCTCAGATTGCATTAGAGCAAGTTAGAGAACCTGATCAAATGTATAGACTGCAGGGTGAAATACATGCTCTACGTTCTTTAGGAAGATTGAGAGAAAAAGTTAATGGCAGCTCCTAAAACTTCATTAAGGCCCAAAAACAGACCTGATTTTAGTAAAACAAGAGTAATTAAAACTTTTGTTGAGGGTGAAGATGGGACTAAAATAGACCTTACTGATTATTATAATCCTATTCTTTCTTTAGGACTTTCTCATGGAAGAAAGTTTAGAGAAATGAAAACTCCACTTAGTGCATTAGGAGCTTATTTACCTCCTTATAAAGATAAGGGAGTAGAAGTAATTGGTGGGACTACAGACAGTAAAGTAAATAAATTTTATCAGGAAGAAAAACCAAACTCTCCCCCTATTAAAATTCATGATGTTGTTTTAATTGACAGTCAAGGAAGTGAAGTTGCTGCTCACGAATATATGCACAAAGGTTTTGAAACCCTTAGAAATGCTTACTCAACTGAAGAACTTGAAAAGTTAATTGGTAAGATGGAAACAAGAATTTTAAAAAGGAAGGATTTTGAACATTTTTTAGTCCAAGCTATTTTAGAAAAAGAATACGGAAGTACGGATAATAAATATCTTGAACGTGCAGGTTTAACAGCGGAAAGCATTAAAAAAGTTAGACGAACTGCTGATAGTCTATACGACATATCAAATAAAAAACTAAAAGATATGGGTTTTTATGTAGAGAAACCCCACGGAAAACCTTTTAAAAGAGCTGAAAAAGAAAGTTTTCTTAGTGGTATATTGAAAAAATTTGGTTTTTCAGAAGGTGGTGATGTAAATCAACAGACAGAAAATGATATTAAAAACTATATAACTAAACAAAGATTTGCCCAAGGAGGCTTAACAATGAACGAACAAACAGAAATGGCTTTTATGCAACAAGGTGGTTTAAAAGATGATGGTATGAAGCAAGACCCTGTAAGTGGCAACCCAATACCTAATGGTTCTATGGCTGAAGAAGTACGAGATGATATACCTGCTCAGTTATCTGAAGGTGAATATGTTGTACCTGCTGATGTTGTTAGGTACTACGGAGTAAAACATTTTGAAGATATACGAAATAAAGCAAAAAGTGGCTTGCAAAGCATGGAAGCTAATGGTAGAATAGGTGGTGAACCTGTTCCTGTTGGTGGACCTAAAGCTGGTATGCAGCAACCTCAACAAATGGCAGGTGATCTTAACCAAGATGAGATGAATGAAATACAGTCTATGATGATGGCTGTAGGTGGTTTTGTAGAAGAACCTAATAATATGCAGCAAGGTAGTGCTGACCCTTATCAACAACAACAGACTATGTATAAACAACCTATGGCTATGGGTGCTTTTAATGGTACTGATGTATCAGGTTTTGGTTTTACACCTGCTGAAGCTGCTGTTAGTACTCCTAGTCCACAAGCTGGAGATGGCTCTTTTAGTGTAGACCCTAGATTATCTAACCCTGGACAAGGTTTATTTTCTAGTGATCCTAATAAAAATACAATAGTTATTCTTTATAGTCCTGATGGTCTTATAACTAGATCTCTTAATTTACCTGCGGATAAAATAGAGTATGATAACTTAATAGCTCAAGGTTACGTAACTACAAAACCAACTGTTGCAAAGGAATCAAGTGGTGGGCGTAGGGGTGGCAGTGGTGGTACTCCAGGTGGTAATAGCCCTATTGTAGATAAAGACTGGGGTAAAGGAGTAGACTGGACTAAACCTGGTGAATATGCTGATAAAATCTATAACAGTGTTAAGGATTTAAATAATATGGCAGGGGCTGGTTTTGCAGGAGCTTCTTTACTTGGTGCATCTGGGATAGGTATTGCCATTGGAGTGGGAGCTAAATTTAAAATAGGGGCTGCAGTATCTGATTTACACGCAGCAGCAATTATAGCAGAAGCTAGAGGATTGCCTGATGAAGTTAAAAGAATTAATGATATGGCAGATAG